GTGAGCGTCTCGCTTTCTGACGTGAAAATACAATATAATTCCATTTACTTCTTTCGTCTGCGAGGCCGTAATAGACTGCTTTTTCAACTTCTTCTAGTTTGCTTTCAATTTCATTTAAAATCATTCTCTTGCCCTTATATATTCAAGATAGAAAAATATATTTTCTGCTGTCACATCGTAATAACTAACATCATATATACCGTCCTCTAAAAATGCCTTAAACTTCTTTCTTCTCTTAATGAGTTTGCAGTTTGGAGTCTTCACTTTTAAACTAAGAGAAAAGCCTTGCTGCTCTGCAAATTCTAAGTCTTTTTGTCTCTGCGACATTTCTGCATAATTCAGTTTACAAATATACTGCAAATTTGCTTCATTTTCTTTTGCACCGAAACTACTTCTCTTACTCACATCTTCATACAGTTTCAATACTCCATCGTTATACGTCTGCATTTTCCATCCTCTCGACTTCGTGTTTCGCCCTTGTCTGCTGTATTAATTCCCCGTAATTTTCGTAATATGTTTTTAATTCAACATTGTTCCACAGGTACAGGCAAAGAGCGTGATACAAGGTATTCTC